CCCGAGGATCGATTAGGATCCCAGAGAAAGCTTTTGCGAATTGTAGTCAAAACTACATACTACGTTGTCACTATGGCACCGAATGTATCTAAAATAGACACGAATCGTGACAGAAATCTAGGGAGTCTGTTAATCCCTAGCGTTGCCGACGTGCGTGACCTTCGTCGGGCTATGGGTGGATCGAAAGGTTCCGATCCCCCCATTTCTATTTGTCAAAGAACCGAAGCTCTTTTGCGTGGAATGGTATTAATCTTGGAACATCATGATGCTCCTTCCCATGTCCTCGCTGGCCTTGAAGTACAAGTTCATTCGTATTTAGATAGTACGGATAACGAGTCGGTGTGGCTTCAGAGATGTAAACATCTCCTTACCTACCCACTCGCCAAATATCTAAAGAACGAACCCCCCCCAAAACCTGACATTTGCTTTTCACCGTCCGGTAAGCTCAGAAGTTGGATGAAACCACGTTTAAATGGTTTCAGTCTTACTAATACTCACCTTTGGTATTCTTGGTTTCAGACTAAGCGATGCACGCTTCCTTTATCGGAAGGTGTTGTAGAACTAAGTTATGAGAAACATTTGGCTACCCTTACACAGGAGGACCCTGGCGATATTGATACGATTAATAACATTTTTAATGATCGTACTTTTCAATATGTCATGGAACTCGCGCGTAAGCGCTTTATGGACTCTTATTTATCTGGTCCGTCTTTTGAGACACTGGATGCTAAGTTCTCCGCATCTTTCGAGTATTCTCGGAAAAATGGTGGACAACAAAACGCTCTTCGCGAGATTGTTGGTCTCCAGAATTATGATATCTTCGAATTTGAAGATTATGATGAATATAAAAAGGGATATAATAAGATCCTTGGCACCGTCCAGACGGACGAGATGTCAAGAATGGTCTATAAACCTTGGGTATATACAAGAAACGGTAGAGAACAAAACTACCACGCCACCGTTACTCGCTCATATGGAGAAAGTGAGTGGCTCCAACTTCCTTCTAAACAGAAGAAAGGTGAGGATGGATCGTTAAAATACAAAAAGGATGCTTCAGAAAGCGATTCCGATCGTAAACTCAACTGTGCTATACAAGCTGTTCTAGAACCGAATAAAATTCGTATAATAAGTAAAGGGGAAGCCCTCCCTTATTATTCAAGTAAACCAATGCAGAAAGCGCTCTTTGCTGCTCTTAAAGATATCAATTGCTTTAAGTTGATATCGAAACCCATAAGTGTTCTTGATATATTTCCCCTTGTGGAGAAATCTACGCAAGAAGATAAGTGGTTTTCGGTTGATTATTCTGCAGCTACTGATGGTTTATCCTGGAAATATTCCGGTCGTATCTTTCGATACTTGATAGGCCTGCTCCCTGAAAAGGAACAGAAGGAGGCATTAGATGTCCTAGGTCCACATAACTTATACTATCCAACCAAATTAGGAAGGGTTTTTAAAGGTGTGATGACCAATGGACAGCTAATGGGATCCATTTTGTCTTTTCCCATACTATGTCTTGCCAACCTTGGCGTTTATCTATTAGCGACTCAACGGGACCATGAAGAATGGTCTGATCAGGAGCGTATCGACCATGTTTTAATTAATGGTGATGATATGATCTACTCTGCTAATGAATCACTATGGAACGATCATGTTCGCATAGGAAGAAACGTCGGTCTCGAGATGTCGGTAGGAAAAGCTTATCAACATAGGGAATATTTGAATATTAATTCAACCAGTTTCCACTGCCCTCTCCATGTGAACGCCGAAAGATCGGCACTAAGAGTCACACAGATTGGGTATTTGAATACTGGCTTATTTTTCGGTCAGCATAAAGTACAAGGCAAACACGGTGATCAACCGTTGGCCCAAGCACATGATAATTCGTCAAAAGGTGACGGAATCGTTGAAAATATTAATTGTCTCTTATCGGGTTCAAGACCTGGTAGACAAATTGATCTTTTAAAGAAAGTACTTATGGTGCAAAAGGAGAAAATTACGGAGGAATGTAAAATACTGACCCGTCAAGGGAAGGTATTTCACAGGAATCTATTTATCCCCTTAGCACTAGGAGGAATGGGTGTAAGTGCCCCGTCCGGCTTTAAGTTCCGTTTGAGTAAGCAAGAGATATATGTCGCTCATGGTCTCATTAGAGACCTCCCTGAGTGTCTATATACCTCTCAGCTCCCTCTTCCTGGTTACCCACTCGAAGATAAAATCGAGTTGGAGGATAACTGTCCTTGGACACCTAAAGACGGAGGTGACGAAGTTGAGAAACCTCGTGTCCCTCTCTTCCCGATATCTTTGAAAACAGTCAAACATTTTTGTCGAACTGGTTTTTATCGTTATGTACCCTTTAAAGGATGTTCTGAAGCCCCTTCTATGGGGAAGAAACAATTTACAGTAAGCTTCAAGCCTACAGATGATGATGAACTTCCTTCCGAAGTGATCATCAGCGTCAAAGAGTTCCCGAAAGGGTTATTAAGCTCTCAGACGACTTTAAGAGAAGAAGATCCTCGAGGAGTTGACGGATGGTCATATAAAGACATCCGTTCTTATTTCCAATAAACAGAGGTGGTCCTGGAAAGACGTTAAACTTAGCCATTGGGTCTAAACACTTAGACTGTCCAAAACGGTGTGATCTCTGTGAATCACTTAATAGTTCCGTGCTAAATACAGATTAGGTACCGGATGAGTCCCATCTTCGTAAGAAGAGGTTATACTCTGGATAATTTGTTAAATGCCGAGAGACTGCACGGATGGGGGAGAGGAATCTCCTATGTTTAGATGTACAGTCCATCATGTTCAGATGGATCCAATACATGAACAACCTCAACAATCTCGTAAACAAAACCCTCGATATGGCTCTTTATGATGCCAAATCTCAAGCTCAATCTCAGAAACCCAAGAGGAAGAAGAAACTCATCAAAGCCAAGCGGGCTCGTCTTTCAGACAAGTTCCTTGGTGGAGGTGGAAGAAATCTTTCTGGTATCAGCCGTACAATCAATGCTCCTGTCGCTAAGACAAAAGTCATCCGAACTATGGCACCAACTCTACAATACTCCGCTGACGGTAAGTCTGCAGTTATGTCGCATCGCGAATTTATCAGGGATATCCCTGGTTCTGTTCTCTTTACGACTAACCAGATTGCTGTCAACCCAGGTTTGCCCGAGTCTTTCCCGTGGCTTTCAAACATAGCTCCCAACTTTGAGAGTTATGTCTTCGAAGCCTTGGAATTTGATTTCGAGGATGCCTCCAATACCACGTACACTGGTACGGTTATGGCGGCTATAGACTATGATGCCTCCGATGACGCGCCCTTATCTAAGGTGCAAATGGCCTCCTATGAGGGCTTTGTTCGTTCTGCAGCATGGAATTCCTTCGCTAACATCTCTCCTTCGAGAGATCTCCACAAAAGGTCCTCCTACTACGTTCGAACAGGCTCTCTGGCCGCGAATCAGGACATAAAATTATATGACACCGGTAACTTTTACATAGCTACCCAAGGTCAAGCTGACACCGCTAATGTTGGTGAGCTCTATGTGAAGTACAGAGTAAGGTTTACAACCCCTCAATTGGGGAATATTGCTGTTGGTCTTGCGCGCTCTGCCAAGATCACAAACAATGTAAGCAATACGATCGCTTCGGGCTCTAATGCCCCCCTTACTAGCGCTGGATTAATAGCCGCAGGTCCAACGACCTTAACAGCCACTACTCCGTACAATTGTTTAATAACTTGTACGGGAAGTAATACTGTGCCTGCCGTTGTTACAACAGCTGCTTCAACCTGTACGATACAGAGTCCCGCTACATTTCTTGTAGGTAACACGTATCTATACTCAGCTGAGCTGGCATTTGCTCCTGGCCAGATCTTCTCTTTTGACATTGGAAATAACGCCACATGGGTGTCCAATGTATCTAAAGTCGGTCAATATAACACCCTCGTCCTATAAGGATGAGGGAAAAGCGAACGGGTTCCCGATTTGGGAAGCAGAGAACGCTAACGACCTGTTAGTTACTCAATACGCGACTGATACACTATCGGTCGGTAGGTAAATGGTGTGTGTGATGAGGAGGATAAGAGAGATGTATACCTTAACGGTATATCATGCGAGTTCATATCAGCGATGTATCGTAGAATAACGCCCCAACGGGTTAGTGATATCTACGTTGTCAAGATATGCCCTTTTTTTATAAAAAGCTCTTATTCGAAGTAATTACATATATTACAGAAAACTACCGACACAATAGAATTAGTTGTGCCCGTAGGTGGTGGTAAGATCCACCCGTTGCCTGGTCCTGTTATAGTGGTATCCGCACTGAAGAAATCCTTAATCGTTTTGAATGATAATATTTAATTTAATTTGATTAAGGTTAATCAGTACGGTCCCAATGATAACCGGAACTCCCCATCTATATGAGGAGGC